CTGGCGGAGCGAAGAAACTCACGCCAATCCGCAGGTCGACGCCGGCCACAAACTGCAGGTCAGCCACCTGGGAGATCAGGCTCACGCTTACGTCATGCACGAGGGTGCAGCTGCCGACGTCGCCGATGGGGCGATCGACCACTTCTGGGGGTCCGGCGTAGCGCCACAAAAAGCCGCCCGTGATGTAGTCGCCAGGGGTGAAGCCTGACAGCAGGCTGTTCGGCACATCGAAGGCGAGGAAGCCGCTGTTTTGTCCGTCGTAATGATCGACGATCAGATCCTTGTCAGCCGTCGACAGGGCCGCGAAGGTTACCTGGATTTGCTGATCCCGCGCAGCGTTACATAGCAGGGTGTAGCCGTAGATCCCGTTCATGCTCCTGTGCTGCTGCACCTGGAACTGCGCCGGCGCAATGACGCGGGTGGCAGGGGTTAGCGCGGGGAAGGTGGCCATGACTTAACGTTGCCACAGGTGTAGGGGGCAGAGCATCCGAGCATCGCCGCCTACACGGGCCTTGGCCGGCATGAAGCAACCGCACTTGCGGCAGCGCCGGGACTTGTGGTTGAACTGCTCGCAGCTGAAGCAGGTGGCCAGCCGATGCCGGTAAACCTCGTCTGATGCGACACCATGCCGGATGGCTTGGCCAGCGGTGACGACCAAGCTCTCGGCCATGGTGCGGATCGAGGGGGTCGGGGTGGTCATGAAGGGCCAGGGAGGTCAGGACTGAATGGCGTTGTACTGAAGCAGACTCTGGATCCTCCGTAGTTATTGCAAGTAAAACTAACGCTTCCAGAGTACCAATCGTTGATCGTGCCAGGGCCGATGTACGTCAGCGTTGTCGTTTCGCTGGCCGAGCGATAGGTGCAGTTTATTTGTAGAGTCCGCAACGCACTGATCTCGCTGCCAGAAGATACAGCAACGCCATCGGCATAGTCGCGCACCAGCAACGCTCCAGATGTAGACGATCCGCTTCTGTTGCCTGTATTGCAACCATCCCAGTAGGCGTTGTCTTTCGCGTCGAGAGTTCTGTTTCTAGCGGTAAAGAATACTGTTTGCCCGTCGTTGGGGGTGAAGTCAACCTGGCCCGTGGGGCTGACCCCTATGTAATCTTCTGGGGTTGTTGCTGTGCTGACGATGCGAGTTTCGCGGAGCTGGCCACTGCCATCGACGTACGGCTCTGGTATCTGAACGGCCCTGTATTCGTTGTAAGTGGTCCCTCGGTCAATTGCGGTGCTTTCCACATACCAAACCCCTACACCGTTAACCGGTGGCGGTGGCGGGCAGCTCGGATCATCAGAAGCTACGCAGGTCTCGCAAATTACGCAGGTTTGATCGCCGTCAGGCTGATGCGCGGTGATAAAGCCGACTTGAGTTGTGCCTGCTGGGCAGGTTGGGGCAGGCTCGCCAACCTCTCCGCAGATTGACCCTGAAGTACAGACAGGCTCGCACGGGTCTTCTTCATCATCTGGCGCTGTAGGAATCGGCGCCGGCGGCACTGCTGGCGGTGGAGAGCCGCCAGGCTCCTCATCTGCGGCAGATGGGAATGGTGAAGGTAGCAATGGTGGCACTGATGGCGGGCTAGGTGGATCGCCAGCAGTGACAGTTTGACCAACCTCAGGAGGCACTGACGTGTCAGTGCTGTCGTTCTCGTCGCAATTGATGCCGGTTCTGATATCGCCCTCATAACTGAAGCCTTGAGCTTCGGCTTGCATAACGGTTAAGGCCACAAGGGACCTGCCCTCAGCGTCAACAGGAAAGTGCGTAGCCTGAAAGTTGACTTCACCTGTAGATGTCTTCTCGATCTGATCAAGCTCATAGAGATAGTCATGCGTCGTCACACTGCCATCATTTGCGACTCGCGTAAAGGTCAATCGCACAATGTCACCTTCTTCTAGGATCCTGTTATAGACCTCAGGCCGGCAGGACCAGCTGATTGTGTGTGTGCTCCACTTTTGCCGTGCTCTCTTATAGGCCATTGCTCGCACTGCATGAAGTTCATGCGTGCAGAACAAGCTCATGTCATGCTGCTCGATGTCACCACTATCACGGTCACCGGCATAGCCCACCTCAGCAGTTCTGATAACTCCAAACGTATCGTTAGGCTGCTGGCGCCACATTGCCGTCATCAGTTTAGGCTTGCGCTGCTCTAAAGGTATGTAGTCGATCTGGATTGAGCCTGGGATAATGAAGTCCTCGTTGAACTCAAACTCCCACGGGATCGGATCGGTGTCGATGGCGTAGGCGCCGTCGATCGGCAGCAGCGGCCTTAGCCCGCGCTTGCCATTTACCCGCGTCTCACGCACTAGGAAATACGGGGCATTGCTAGCTATGAAGTCATCAAGCGACTGCACTTCTTTCAGGTTGATATCGCAATAAAGCTCGTTCGCATCCAAAAACAGTGCAGCGGTCTGCAACCGTGTCGTGTCGATCATGTCGGCCGGCAGCTTCGCGCTCACCTCCATGGCCAGCTTGAACAAATCGGCAAAATTGCTGCTGGGGCCTGAGACACTATCGGCCAGCCTGGTGACGGTCCTGCCTTCGCGGATGAACACCTGCACCTCCAGCGCCCAGTCACCCGATCCGTCCGGGTAGGTGTTCTCGTAGCTCATAGTGCTCAGGCCCTCGCAGGTGCCCTTGCTGCCGCAGTAATCTGGCACGTTCTGCAGGGTGTAACCCACACGCTCGACCAGAAAGTTACCGGGGTCCCAATCCCCAGCCCTGCGGTTGTAGGTCTGGGTGAACGATCCAATGCGACAGGTGCATTGGTAGACATCGCGCACCTGAACGCTGCCCATCGGGCCATCGCCCAGGATCAAGTGATAATTCGCGGTCAGCTCATTGCTGGCATCGTTCTCGTATCGCGCATCGGTTGCCGGAGGAGTGGTCATCACGCCACCGCGATCGCCCACACGCCTGGCAAACACGATCGGGACCGCCTGACCGATAACAGCCGCCTGCTGCCTGCCGCAGAGTTCTCCTAAGGCTCCCTTGGCAGGTTCTTTCCTCGTCGGCGGTTGCGTTTCTACTGATGCTTGCGGCGCTTGCTCTCTAGCCTTAATTCTGTCTTGATGAACAACCGTCCCGGTAACATCATCGTATACATAATCCTTGTAATAAGCCCATTGGCTCGTGTGCTTAATTGTGCTTTTGAAATGCTGCCACGATTCGCGCTTGATGTCGTGCCATTTGCTTTGATCAGCCATCAGAACTGCATCCCCATTCCGATCAGGTTGTTGTTCATAGTGCGCGGAGGGAACTGCGCCCCGACAGGTGACAGGCTGCTGCCGAGCTGCAGCGTGAACTCGAAGTTAGCCTCAGATGCGCTGGTGATCTCACCTAGGAAGGTGGAGATCAGCGTCTGCCCAGCCGGTGGTGAGCTGACGCCATCGGCCACGGGGTCAAATTCGTAGGTCTTCACCTCGAACAGACGCGCCTGTTCCATCGCCAGATCAACAGCCTGAACCACCACACCAGTGGCCGGCAGGGTCAGCGTGATGCCGCCCTCATCGCCCGTAACTCCTGAAGCTATGCCTGAAGCAGTGAACGCCACATACACCCAGCTGGCGCTGTCCCAGGTGACGATGGCGTTGCTGTAGAAGTTCTGCCACCGCTGATAGGTGATGCCTGCCGCGTCGTAGATCCGCAGGAACTGAGACTGTGCTCTGGCCATCAGGCAACCCCCACAGCACGGCGACCGGCATAGGTGCGCAGCCGGGCCATGGTGGCCGATTCAGTGGCTCGCATCGCCCTCTGCAGATCCTGCATCGTCACCCAGTTCTGGCCGTCAGACTGCATCACAGGGCCGGTGGTGATGTTGATCTGGGCCGGCTGCATCGCAACGCTGCCGCCACCTCCAGCCATTGCGCTACCAGCGGCCAGGTCGATGACACGCTCACGGGGGTGCAGGATCGCCGGGAAGCCGCCCTTGCCGTCAACGCCACCCGTACGGGGGCCGTTGCCTGTGTATCCACCACCGGCGAAGCTCGGGGCCTCCTGCGGGCCTTGGACCAGGGGGATGTTGGGGATGTTGATGTTGGGCAGGTTGTTCGCCAGGTTGATGGCCGCGTTCACCTTCTGGATGAAGCTGTTCAGGCTGCTGGTCACGAACGACAGGATGCCATTCCATACGCTCTGGATCATCTGGCCAGCAGCAATGAACGGCGCCTTGATCGCCTCGGGCAGCCTGTTGAAG